CGGGCCCGGAGCTGGCCCGGATCCTGGGCATCACCACCCACCGCATCAACGATTGGTCGCGCCACCACGGCATCGGCGCCAGCCGCGATGGCTGGCAGCTGATTGGCCAGGGCAAAATCGGCTGCGGTGATCTCGGCAGCACCCTCCCCCCGGGGCGGCCCAGCTGGCTGTTCGAGCGGCTGTGAGTTGTCCGGAAATTCCGGAGCACTGAATCTGATAACGCTGCGGGGGGCGGCGGGCGCCCGGTGGCCCCTAAGTCCAGGGGCTCTTGTCCTTCCAGGCAAGCGGTCGCAACACCCGGCCGGTGCTGCGCTGGTGGCCGTCGCCGTAGATGTCGGAGCTCGACAGGCGGCCCTCTACGTGATGGAGCAGGCGGCCATCGGGCAGGATGACGCCCACATGGTTGAGCCCGGGCACGAAACGGCTTTGCAGAACGGCATCGCCGGCCCGGATCTGCTCCCGGGGCACCGCAAAGAAGCCGGCCTCGGCGTAGAGGCTCTCGAACAGGGGCTGGCGCAGGAACTCTTCTGGGTCAGCGGGCCGCTCGAAGTCCGGCAGTTGCAGGTTTTGCTCGGCGTACCAGTCCCGTACTAGCGCCCAGCAGTCGTGAACCCCCCACGACCATTGCCTGCCGATCAACGGCGGCTTCCAGCCACTGGGCTCGAAGCTGAACCACTGGCCCTGGCCGTCACCCAGGTGCGGGGAGACGATGTGCCAGGGGATCCCCCACTTCTCGCAGCTGGCGCGATCGGCATCAGATGGATGTGGGAAGCCATCGGGATGGGAATGGATCACCGCCACGATTGTTCCGGCCCGGGCGGCGGCCAGGTAGTCGGCTGGATCAATGCTGAAATCGGTCTGAATCGGGTTGATGTTGCGGCAGGGCCAGTAGCGCTCCTTGCCGCCCACCACCACCACCATGCCGCAGCTTTCGCGGGGGGCCTCGGCCACTGCGGCAAGCAGCGCTGCAGCACGGGTCTGGTTGTTCATTGCTGGCGATCAGGCATTGTAATTGCCAATACCTGGATAACCACCAAATGGAAGTTCAGCGCCTTCGCCATGGCGTAATTGACAACCAGTCAGTGTCTGGCTGCAAACGCTTAGTTCGGCTGATGCGACTGGATTGTTATTCTCGTCAAAAAAGTTAGGGCCGTTGTAGCCGCAGCCATCGCCTCCCAACACAAAGGTGCATTGCTTGAGGCATTGGCGCCGAGGGCCCCGTTCACCCACCAAGCTAAACGCTGATTCCAGTTTAAATTCCACCACATCGCGGCATTCAAGCTCCTTCTTGTCAACGTAGTAAATCTCTGGCGGAAATGTCGCAGCCGGGTTGGGTGTGCCGTAAGGATTCACCCCATCATCAAAATTAGCGGCATCAAGGAACCTGGCTAGGGTTCTGATTCTGGTGAACTTGGCCAGGCCAAGGTCGTTGCCTGGGGTGAAGGCATTGACCTCATTGAGGATTGCGGAGATTTCACCATTGACATTGCCCAGCCGCAATGTGGGTGTAGGCAGCACCCCTTTGCCGTCATAAGCAAAGCCCTCGGCTTCAATTGTGATTGGCCAATAGGAATTACCAGCCCAAATCACTGGTATCACTGTGCTGGAAGCGCTATAGGTGCCCGAAAACCTGAAAACTTGATCGACGCCGTGGATCCTGCAGTTGGTTTCGATCTCAAACAATTCAATGATGGAACCAGGTTCCATCGACGCGAGTTCAGCGCGCAGTACTGCATCCATCATGGTTTAGATTACGGCACCTGGACGCAGCCTGGAATATCCATCCCAGGTGAATATCACTTCATAGGCGGCGTTGGCGAATTCCCAACGGCCTCTGGATGTGGCGAAGTTGGAAGTGTCGGGAGAGTACCGTGAATAAGAAAAGCCAGAATTAGTGTAGTCAGATCGAAGAGCCTCTGTTGGGTTTGCCGTGTAAAGATAAAACACATTCATAGTGCCAGCAATGCCGCCCCCAGATAACCATGTTGGAATATAAATGTCTATGTTTGAGTACCAAGGACCAACATAAAATTCAGCGCTATAGGCAGTTTCGGGCCGGCCCTGGAGGCTAAGTGACCACTCTATCCCACCAATGCCATATGTTATCAACTGCCCACTTGCGTTACGCAATGGCTTCCACGAGGTAGTCACGTTGATTGTGATTGGGTTTTCCGATCCATATTCTTGTTCCGACCACTGGACCCCAACCCACCGAACCCAAACGCCACCCTCAAGATTAGGTTGTCCGCGGCAGTAATGCGGCACACCAAATCTGGACCCGAATGGTGCCAGTTTTCCCCAAATCCGACGCAGTAGCAGATCAATCTTCACTCTGGACTGAAATTCCCTAGCGATTGGCCATTCTTCGACCTTCCACATGGGAGTGCTGCCCCCGGCATGGTCTGGCGGCGTCCAGAGGAATGGTTTCCCATCGGTTGCCCGGGCCTCAAGAAAAGACCGGACCGTGGCTGCTTCACTGAGCTTGATCAGCATTTGCACCCGCCAGGTCTCTTCCAGTGGATGCAGGCCGAACTGGGTGATGTAGGTGTAGCCGTCCCCCAAGGGCTGTTTGGTGGCGAGGCTGCGCCCCTCCTTGCTCAGCTCGCATTTCAACGGCACCGCCGGAAAGGTGGAGTAGGTCATCGGATCCCGAAGGACTGCTCAAAAACGGCCCTGAGCACATACAAGTTGCGGCCAGCCCCAGTCAGCGACCATTGCGGGCAGCGCCAACGAGCTTCGGGGCGGTCCGGTGGCGTCCAGAGAAAGGCCTGGTTGTTGCGCAGTCGCGCCTCAAAAAAGGTGGTGAGGATCTCGGCCTGGTCCATTGGCAGCGGCGCCCATTGCAGCGGCAGGGTGACGGGGAACTGGTTGAGGCCCAAAGCCTTGCGGTCTTCTGGCCCGTCGCCAAATTGGCTGCCCCGCAGCTCCGGCTTGGTGGTTTCGGTTGCCGGGTAGATCGGCCGGGGGCTGGCTGGCAGGGTGAAGGGCATCAGTTGTAGAGAATGCCGCCGGGGCGCTTCTCGCGGATCAGCACCTCTTTCACCGCCTGGCCGACCATTTCGCCCAACCTCGAACCCTTCTCGTTGTTGCCGGCGACGGCCGTGCCCGTGGCGTCGACGCTGATCGGGATGGTGATTGATCCGCCGCCCCAGCCGCCGCCGGCCGCCCCTCCCTGCAGCTGCACCGGCAGGCTACGGCCGTTCGGCAGGGGAACAATCGCCTCGGTGCCATGCAACATGGCCGCGTACCCGCTTTTGGGGCCATGGGAGACACCGCCGGCGGCAAACTGGGCCATCGGGAAGTCGGTGACATTGAAGGCGCTGCCTAGGCCCTTGATGCCGGCGCCGACCAGCCCCGCACCCGGGCCCAGGCCTCCGAAGATGTCGCCGATCAACCCCAGCCCGCCACCGCCACCTGGTGTAAAGCCACTGCCCACGCCGCTTTGGGCCATCAGTTGACCCGCCCGCAGCATCAGCTGGGCTGCGGTCATCTGCTGCCCGGCCGCCCCGCTGAAGCCGCTAAGGGCCTGGAACAGGTTCCCGGTGAGCAGCTGTTCGAGGGGGGCCAGGATGGAATTGAGGGTGGTCTGGGCCAGGCGATCGGCGGTGCCGGCCAGGGCCTGGGCGATCGCCCCCCGGATGTCGCCGCCCTGCATCGCCGTAGAAAGCGCCTGGCGGACGCCGCCGCCCAACCCGCCCACGGTGTCCTCCGTCAGGCCGGCAGCCAGTCGGCCGCGGGGGGAGTTGAGGATTTCAGCCTTGAGCTGGGCGCTTATCCGCTCCACCTCCATGGCCCTGCTCTGCTGCGCCTGGTTGATTCTCAGGGCTTCGGTGTCGAATTCATTGCGGGTTCTGGTCCCTCCCAATTCCTCCTGCAGGTCTTTGATCGCGGTGTCGATGTTGGCCAGCAACTGGCGCGTCTGCTCCATGCTGTCGGTGTTGGCCTGGATGCTGTTGCCCAGGCTGTTCAGCGGCTTTTCGAGGGGTTGGGCGGCCAGCATCGGCGCCGAGCCACCTGGCAGCCGCCGTAGCGGTGCTGGTGTTGCATCTGGCATGGGGCCATTCATGTCGATACCGGCGAAGATGTCGGGCCCGCTGCGGGGTCTTGACGCCATGGCGGGGAGCGCG